AGTGGTTCCGACTACATCGTTGGTTGAGCAGATGTACAAAGACTTTGAGGACTATGGATTCGATGTAGATGAAGTCCATAGGATTTATTCGGGTAAAGACAAAAAGACTGATAAGAGGATCATTGTAACAACTTGGCAGTCAGTTTACAGACTAGGCAAGGAATGGTTCGAACAGTTTGGGTGCGTGTTTGGTGACGAGTGCCACTTGTTCAAGGCAAAGTCACTAACCACCTTGATGAACAAATGTATTGAAGCAGACTATAGGTTTGGCACCACAGGTACACTTGATGGTACGCAGGTAAACAAACTTGTGCTAGAAGGATTGTTTGGTCCGACAAAGCGAGTGACGTTTACTCGAGACTTACAGGATAAGGGTACACTGGCGAAACTAAAAATAGATGTATTAGTTCTTGACTATCCAAAAGAATTCCGTAGAATTAATGTAGGGCGAACTTATCAAGAGGAAGTTGATTTCCTAGTTGGACATGAACCTAGAAACAAACTGATACGCAATCTAGCACTGACGCAAAAGGGTAATACTCTGGTGCTGTATCAGTTTGTAGAAAAGCATGGTGAAATATTGTATAAGATGATAAAAGAGCAGAACGACAAGGTCTTTTATGTACATGGCGGTACTGATGTTACAGACAGAGAAGCGATTCGAGGAATCGTAGAGGGATCCGAAAATGCAATTATCGTGGCTAGTCTTGGCACCTTTTCTACTGGTATTAATATTCGTAATCTTCACAATATCATATTCGCTTCTCCTTCTAAGTCGCAAGTCAAAGTATTACAGTCAATCGGTAGGGGACTTAGAAAAGCAGACAACGGGCAAGATACCAAACTCTACGACCTTTGTGATGACTTACAGTGGCAGTCGAAAAAGAATTTCACCTTAAACCACTCAGGTGAACGCATAAAGATATACAATAGAGAAAAGTTTGATTATGAACTTCATAAGGTACACATATGAAAATTAACAAAACATCTTTGGGGCAGTTCTTCCTAGTCACTGGTGATTGGATCATAGCACAAATACTAGAAAGCGATGAACACCATTACCTAATTGATCATGCTGTGTTTGTTGAAGAACTAATGGATGAGGACTATGAAGCATTAGACATAGTAGAAGGCAAACAATACTATGTCATGAGACCTTTCTTAAAATATACTGACGACCTAGAATCGTCTTGTGCTTTGAATCCAATATCAATTGTTTCCTTATCTACACCGTCCGACTCCTTGATTGAACAATATATTTCCTCTTGTCAAACGATACAAGAAGCGTTCGGTAATGACGAGAGACCCGAGTCTGTGAACGGCAAAGGCAATGTCGTTACTTTTAAACCAAAGCATTGACATTTGATTCAGATTAAGGTACAATATAATCTAGTTGTAATTTTGGAGTTATTATGAAACCTAGCGAACGACCGCATTATGTAAACAACAAGGAGTTCTCCCAAGCAGTTGTAGACTATGTCAAAACTGTAAGGGAAGCAAGGGAGAAGGGTAAAGACGACCCTATCGTAACTGACTATATCGCTCGATGCTTCTTAAAGATCTCTGAGGGTTTGTCGCACAAGTCTAATTTTGTTCGCTACACCTACCGAGAAGAGATGGTAATGGATGCTGTGGAGAACTGCTTGAATGCTATCGGCAACTACAATATCGAAGCAGCAACTCGTAAGGGTAAACCCAATGCGTTTGGATACTTCACTCAAATTTGTTGGTTTGCATTTATTCGCCGCATTAAAAAAGAAAAGAAACAACAAGATGTCAAATTAAAGTTCCTTGCTGAATCCGGCATTGAAGAATTTATGATTGATCCAAACGAAGATCCACAAGTTGCTAAGGCAGTGCAATCTTTCGTGGACAACCTTCGTCGCCGTATTGATGACGTCAAAGATAAAGACAAAGCAGTTGATGAATACAAACAAAAGAACGTCTCGCACAAGAGAAGGTCTTATTCAGTCGACTCTGACCTCTCTGACTTTCTAGAGGAATAGTTTTGAAGTTTGCTATACTAAATGATACCCATTGTGGTATCAGAAACTCTTCAGATATTTTTATAGATTACCAAGAACGCTTCTATAATGAAGTGTTCTTTCCATATCTGAAAGAAAATGATATTAAGCACATCGTGCACCTTGGTGATTATTATGAGCACCGTCGTTTTATAAACTTCAAGGCACTTAACAGTAATCGTAAAGTGTTCCTTGAGAGATTGCGTAAAGATAAGATTACTATGGACATCATTCCTGGTAACCATGACACATACTATAAGAACACCAACGAACTCAACTCCTTAAAAGAACTGCTCGGTCATTATATGAACGAGGTCAACATTGTTCATCAAGCAAAAGTTTTGGACTATGATGGATTGAAGTTTGCTTTGGTGCCTTGGATCTGTCAGGACAACGAAGAAGATACCAACGAGTTCCTAGTAAACTGTAAAGCAGATGTTGTCGCAGGGCACTTTGAGTTGAACGGATTTGATATGCTTCGCGGTGTACCTTGTACTCATGGTATGTCTGCTGATAACCTACGCAGGTTTGAGTTGGTACTCTCTGGTCATTATCACTGTAAGTCTAACCAAGGCAACATACATTACCTTGGTTCGCAGATGGAGTTTTTCTGGAATGATGCTCACGATGATAAGTTCTTTCATGTGTTTGATACTGATACTCGTGAACTAACACCTATCCGCAATCCTCTGACTCTATTTCATCGCATCCGTTATGATGATGAGAACGAGGACTATAATGAAATGGATCTGTCTATCCTTGATAAAAGGTTCGTCAAGGTTGTTGTTATCAACAAGACTGATGGGTTTATGTTCGATCGTTTCATTGACAGGATTCAGCAACGCGACATCTATGATCTAAAAATTCAAGAGGACTTCAATGAGTTTACTGGCGAATCAGTCAGTGACGAAGGACTTGAGGTTGAAGATACATCTACTCTGTTGTCTCAGTATGTTGACAATGTAGAAACTATTTTGGATAAAGACCGTATCAAGAAAGAGATGGGCGAACTTATGACTGAAGCGCAGACTCTAGAGATATCATGAAGAAACTCCAGATCAAAATAGTTGCACCTGAAGAATGCGGATGGGGTGTGAGGTGTGTATTACATTGCCGATTGGTAAAGGGAATACACTATGATGCTTTAAATTTTACTTTGAAGGATCTGTCACTGGGAAAAGTCGATAGGAGCAAGGTGGACTTTACTAAAGAATTTCCTCAGGTGTATGTGGACGGAAAGTACATCGGAGGGTTTTACGAACTGATAGAGAAGTTCCCTGTATGAGACTGCTAGAGATTGGCGCAAAGGTAACAAGAAAGGGTTGGGACAATATAGGATTAGAAGCAGGTATCATCCATGATTGTACGTTCCCTATGCCATTTATATCTGATACCTATGATGGCATTTTTTCTGAGCATTTTATAGAGCACCTGCATAAACACGAAGGTATACGACACCTCAAAGATTGTAAACGTATCCTAAAACCAGGAGGCACCATTCGTATTGCTTGGCCAGCATACGAACATATCGAGTGGTTGACTTGTGAAGAAAACGAAGGAAAGTTAAACAAACATCCATATGTTAAGCAGTACATGTTAATCTGGAACGATGAAAGAACTAAAACAATTAATTCTTGGGCAGATGACCCTGACCCAAATAAAAGCAACCAAGAAAATGTTGCCCTACACCTATTAGAACAGAACGGAGAACATAAGTATCTCTGGCCAAAACAGGAACTGGTAGAGACTATGGAAAACATTGGGTTCCGTGACGTTAAGATAGTAAAGTGGGATCGCAGTAGGATAAACGAATTTAAAAATATCCAAGAAAATTTCCCAGTAAGATTATTTGAGACTACAACAGTTGAAGCGACAGCATGATCAATTTTACAGCAGTAAGATATAAAAACTTTTTGTCCACAGGTAACAACTGGACAGAGATAAATCTAAACAACAGCAAGCATACCCTCGTCGTTGGTCAAAACGGTTCGGGTAAGTCAACTATGCTCGATGCCATTTCATTTGCCTTGTTTGGCAAGGCGCATCGCAATATCAACAAACCACAACTGGTTAACTCGATTAATGATAAGAAGTGTGAGGTAGAAGTCGAGTTTACTATCGGGTCCAAGAACTATCGAGTGTCCCGTGGATTAAAACCAGGAAAGTTTGAAATCTATGTTGATGGCACCTTGTTGAATCAAAACTCACATAACAAAGAGTATCAGAAAGTCCTAGAGCAAAATATCTTGAAGTTGACTCACAAGACTTTCCATCAGGTCGTGGTGCTTGGTTCTTCTTCCTTCACTCCATTTATGCAACTGTCTGCGTTCAACCGTAGGGAAGTGATTGAAGATCTACTTGACATTGGCGTGTTTTCTAAGATGAATGCGTTGCTGAAAGAACGCAACTCAGTCCTAAAGGAAAAGATCAATCAAGCATATCATGACATTGAGATCAACGAAACTAAGACTGAAGCACAAAAGAAATACATTCGTGATATTTCTAAACTTAATCATGACGCCAAGCAGGAAAAAGAAGATCTTATCCAGCGTTACAAGGATGAGAAGGAAGAGCACTTCGCCGCCATCGCTGCTCTGAATATTAAAGTCCTTGCTAACAACGAAGGGTTACAAGAGGAAAACTTGGCGGCAACGAACGAGGTTCATGATCTCCGCGAGGCGAACACTGAGATACAAACTAAAATCAAAGCACTTGTAAAGGAAACAAAGTTTTATGAAGATCACTCCTCTTGTCCCACCTGTGAGCAAGACATCAACGAAGAACTCAAACGAGGAAAACTCGAACAGGCAAAGAAAACAGCAGCAGAGTTTCAATCACGTCTTACTGAAATCGCAGCGCAATCTGAAAAAGCAACCGAACGATTAAAGCAGTGCCAAGACAGGCAGAGTTTAAGTTTTGGTTGGGGAACCGAGATACAATCTTTAAATGATCTGATTACTAAATGTGACAGTGAAATACAGATCGCACAATGGGACCTTGATATGCTCTCGGACGATAAGTCTGATCTTGCCAAGGCGAATGACGATTATGATGCTTTGGTAAAAGAGTACCATGACTTGATGGAGTCAAGGAATAAACTAAATGATCAAGCAGCATACAATAGCGTGATAGCAGAGATGCTCAAGGATACTGGTATCAAGACTAAGATTGTCAAGCAGTATCTGCCTGTGATAAATAAGTTGGTCAACCAATACCTATCTATCCTAGACTTCTATGTTCACTTTGATCTCAACGAAAGTTTCCAAGAAACTATACGATCGCGCCACCGTGACTCGTTTACCTATGACTCTTTCTCCGAGGGAGAGAAGCAACGTATCGACTTGGCACTTCTGTTTACTTGGCGACAGGTTGCTAAGATGAAGAACAGCATCAGCACTAATCTCCTGATTCTTGATGAGACGTTCGACTCATCGTTAGACGAAGCAGGTATCGAAAACTTGATGAAGATTATTCATACCCTTGGCGACGACACTAACGTGTTTATCATATCACACAAGGGTGATATGCTAGAAGGTAAGTTTGATTCTAAGATTGAGTTTGTTAAGGAAAAGAACTTCTCCAAGATAGCAGCATGAATCAATTAGTTAAAATTGTAAAAGGTTTCATAAGCAAAGAGGAAGCAAAGTTCTATGCTGATCGTATGGAACAAAATCAATTAGGCATGCTGTTTGATGATGGACAATGCGCTTCTTCTTGGGCAGACTATGGGGCAAATTGGGATTTGTTAGAAGATAGTCTAGAAAAAATGGAAGAACATACTGGATTGAGACTTGGTCCAACTTACGACTATTGTAGGATATATTCCGTTGGAGAAGTATTGAACCGCCATACTGACAGACCATCTTGTCAAGTCAGTGCCACCGTTTGTTTACGAAACGAAGGTTCTCCTTGGAAATTTCATTGGTCTCCCAGAAAATCTTCTCAGGCACTAAAGCAAGGATCATACGCTCCTGAGGTAGGAGATGCTATCTTGTATGCTGGTTGCGAAGTGGAACACTGGAGAGACGCCAATCCAGACGGTATAGTGTACCAAGCATTCATTCATTATGTAGATTTGAACGGCATGCATGCTGATAACGCGGATGAATACATGCGCAATGATTACCTGCGTAGAAGGCAAGTGAACCTGACTCTCAGAGAGCAGAGAAAAAACTCTTGACATTCTGTAAAAACTGTAGTAGAATAGGAACTATGGATAAAATTACTATTGGAAATTACTCGTGGCAAAAGTTCATCGGTGACGAAGGTCAAGATGTATACATTGCTAACTTCATAGAGTCTGAAGACAAAGTCCTTGGTCAGTTTGTGGACGAGGAACATTATGATATCTTGATTGATGGGGACACAGACCTCTATCTTCCGAGCAACTCATTGACAGACGATACTCTAAACGAGGACCGCATTGCGTTTAAGTTCCGCAAAGGTGTATTTACTCAAGAAGAACAGGACGGTGCCCTTGAAGGTTTGTTTGACGCAGCGGTTGAATCTAACAATCGTGGTCTAGCAGCTGGTCCTCGAGAAGGTAAGTCGTACAATCGTGAGTGGGTCACTACTTTTCAAAGCAAAGTCTTGGATTGGTACGCCAAAGGTCAACCAGCAAATGTTGATGGGTCAAATCCTATTGAAGAGTTTGCTCGAAGTAGTGAAGATCAAGCAAGAGGCGAAGTCTGGTTGACTACTGCTATCGAGAGAGAGTTTGGTTCATATGAAAACTTTTTCCCTGAGTGCATGCGCCGACTCGCCGAATTAACCAAGGGTCTTGGATACAGTCCAGATATTCATGCAGCATCTATATATGCCAAACGTATCCGCGAGGAGTGCATCTCTGATACTTCCTACGCCACTGCTATCTGGTCAGGTATCGCTGGGTTCTATGGTCGATACCCACGTATCCCGTATGGTCGTGCGACTTCATACGTTGACCACAATCGTGAGAAGTTTGAGAAGTCATATCCGTTCGCTCGTAAACTCGACAAGACTTTCTCCGAGTTACTTCCTGTTCGGTATGGAAGGCAGAAAGTATTTGCCGATAGATTGGACAACCGTTTCTTGATTGGCGAGGATACAACCTTCACCACGATTAC